CCAAACTGAGCAATTGAAGGAGATAGCGCATCATAAATCGCTTTTGCCCCCCTGTTTGCATCACCTTCAATTTGGAAGGCGAGTTCGTCTAGGAGGCAGGCCACCACTGCTTTACCACGAGATGCGCGAGCAGATGCGGGAATAGCTTGAAACGTGCAGCCATTGCTAATTTCAATCTCAAAGGCTGTTTCTCTGACTATCTCTTGATTTAGTGGGCTATTTAGGATTAGTTGTCGAATTGTATCAAGCGCAATTTTTGACTGCCCTTGGTCATTCGCGACAGTAACAATATACCACTTTTCCCCTTTTCTTACTCTTTTGGTGAAATATTCATCTTGCATAAAGCACATATAGGTGGCAGCAATTGCAGCCAACAATGTTTTCCCGCTGCGTCTGCCAAGGCACCAAACAGCGTGCGTCACATTGTCTTCAAATAGTTCGTTGATAATTTTCTTTTGCCCTGGCCATAGCTTGATGCCAAGAACGTGCTCGGAAAAATCAGAACAAGATAATTTACTCATTGCAGTTTCTCAAGGATGCGGCCAGTCCAACCTTTGTGATGCGCAGCTTTTCCATGCACCACCTTGTTCAAGGATCCATTTGTCAAGTTGTACTGTTTGCTGAATTCCCACAGGTTTTCCGTTACATGCACTTCACCCATTGGATCAATTAGCTCGTAAAGATATTTCTGCGCTTTTAGTTTATTCGCAAGCTTACCTTCCGGCGTGTTGTAAAAAACTTTTGCTTTGGCTCCTATTTTTGTTTTCGTTTCCTTGGAATGCTGGCGCCCCCACATTGGATTCAACTCTCCTCGTACCGCATCGCCACCAAACTTGGGATTGTTTTCTCCCTTCCAGCGCTGGTCGCGCTCTGCAGTTGCCTTTGCCATGGCGCCCAATCTGGCGCGATGTTCTTCTGAGACGATCATGCCACTAGCGCCCTCGCCGCCATAGCATAAATTGCGAAGAATGCCAGTGCCGATGTCAATCCTTCCGTACATATTGATGCAATAACATTCAAGAGCAAAGGCTTCTTCCTCTGTCAGTCCTTCTTGGATGAAGACGATGAAACTTCGGTCCTTAGGGACTGGAACTGTCCTGTTCTTTTTAGCAAACGCCCTGTAGCTATTGCCCTTGCCGATGTAATAGGGAGAATATTTGGCTCCATGCGCCGAGTCTTTGCTACGAAGAAATGCATAGACGTAAAAACGACGCGGATCTTTGGTCACAACGCTGATAGCAAGTGCATAGATTTTAACTTGCTTTTAGGGACAAAGAAGGCTGGACGCCCTTTTGCTGGATCTTTCCTCCATTGCTCTCTCATGGCGTCGTCACTGCTGATCCAGCCATGTACAAGGCAAGTCTTATTTTCCATGGTGACAAGCACCAATACTTTTCCTTGTGCTTCGTCTAGCTGGCAGATCAAATCGTGCCAATGGCGAGAACGTGTTTTTGCGTCAATATTGGGCGGCAAGTCAAACGACCCGCGTTTCGCTTCTGTCTCTGCATAAAGAAATTCTCTAAGTCCTAGAAGCGTCGCCACCGCCAATTCACCAGCAGCACCGAGCATGTGGGCACACAAAGCTTTGCCGCCATCTTCCGGCCCTCCATTTCGCCCTTTTAGCCCCTTCCATTCGTTTATTGCTTGGCGACGCATCGCTTCTGTCCTTACAAGCTCTTTATCAGTTTCCGAAAAAGTGAAGACAATTGGGGGGTGGGCCATACTTGCCATAGCTTCCTTGCCAATGTAGCCAGCCCCTAGAATAAAAGCAAGACAATACAGCCATAACCCTTTCTTATGGAAAACGAAGCCGTGGATCTTGGTCATGTTGATGCCGCTGGTTTTCGTGCGGATGGCCTCCAAAATGTTTTCACAGGATTTGGCACTAACCGAGACAAGAGCACTCACACCAAGACACAGCCCATTGTCTTTTTGACGCAAGAAGAGCTCGAAGGGCTTTATGGCATGTGGATTCCCCAGCGCATTGTTGACATTGTTGCTGAACAGTCAACGCGTAAAGGTTTCAAGATTTTATTTGGCGGAGAGGGCGCTGCCGCAGAAGAGGTGGTAGGCATTGAACAGGCCATCGAAGATCTATATATTCTTGAAAATCTGTTGCTTGCAAGTAAGAACGCCAGGCTTTACGGGGGTGCTTGCATTCTTCTCTATATTGACGATGGACGGAGAGCAGATCAGCCCGTTGACATGCTCAACATTCGTTCCATTGAAGGAATGGAAGTTTTGGACCGTTGGCAGATTGCGCCTGTTATCAACGAGGAAAATCTTTACGACTATTCCAAGGCAACGTATTATCAAATCATTTCTGGCGATCTAATTGCCCAGCCTCAGCTCACTTACATTCACAAAGATCGTATTTTGCGTTTTGATGGCGAATGGCTGCCCTATCGCATTCGCCAGCGAAATTATGGCTGGGGGATGAGCAGCTTGCAAAGCGTTTATGACAGTTTCCGTCATTACTGGACTGGCTTGAATGCTGCTGCCACTGTTCTCGTGGAGTTTGACGTGTTTGTGCATAAGCTGCAAGGCTTGGCCAATATGCTTGCTGCTGGCAAAGAAAAGGACGTGCAAAATCGTCTCATTCTTAATGATTTAAGCAAGAGTGTTTATCGCGGTTACGCAGTGGATAAAGAGCGCGAAGAGCTTGAATACATTTCCCGCAATCTTGGGGGTGTTGGCGATATTCTTGAGAAGCTGAGAGTGGACATTATTGGCGCTTCTAAGATTCCCCATACAATTCTCTTTGGGGAAAGTCCTAGTGGTCTTGGCGCCACTGGGCGTAGTGAAGAGCGAGACTTTGCAAAGATGCTGGGCGATTATCAAACCGCTCATTACAAGCGTCCCCTTCAAAAGCTCATGACCTATTTGATGCTGAGCAAAGAAGGTCCAACAAAAGGCAAACTGCCGGAATCTTGGCGCATTGCTTTCAATAATTTATTTGAGCTGAACGAGCGTGAAAAAGCAGATGTGAGGGCTCGCGTGGCGGCTGTAGATGGTCGTTACATCCAGCTTGGCGTACTGAGTCCTAAGGAAGTAGCAGATGCTCGTTATGGCGGCTCTGAGTGGAGCATGGAGCTTACGCTCGATCCGTCCGTAGTGCGGGAACTTCCCACTCAAACAGGGGGTGGTTCCACTCAGAAAGGGGGTGGATCTGGAAAGATGGCAGTGCCTCCTGGTGGCCGCGATCCATTGAATGAAGAGAATGGCACGCTTCCCATGGATGGAAGCCGGGAAGTGGAAGACAGCAGGGAAGACTCTGCTGGTCTTTATTTGCCTCGTGATCTACAGAAAGTGCGTGGTGATGTGACTTTCACCGATAAAGAACTACATTCGCAAGCAGTGAGCGCCGCCAAGGCTAAGTTCAAGGTGTGGCCTTCTGCCTATGCCAGTGGTTACGTCGTGCAGCAATACAAGCAAATGTTCAAGAAAAAGCATGGATCTTTGAGTGGTGCTTTCAAAAGCGACGAACAAGAGCTTCATGCCGATGACCTTGATCAATGGTTCAAGGAAAAGTGGGTGAGAATTGGCGCGAACGGTGAAATTCTTGGTCCTTGTGGTGCTCGTGAGGAAAAAGAAGGAAAACCGAAGTGTCTTCCTCAGGCCAAGGCGCAAGCCATGAGCAAAGAAGAGCGTCAAACAATTGTTGCTCGTAAGCGCAAAGCTGATCCCGATCCTGAGCGAAAAGGGAAAGCAAAAAACGTGAGCAGCAAAGTGGATGCAATGGAGCCAATGAAAGTGGAAGGCCTTGTGCTTTCTGACATTGATGAAGCTTCATTGATTAGCCAAGAAGACATTGACGCTGCATTGAACCAATGGAAGGAGGAAGCTCCAGAGCGTTTCAAGGATATTCTGGAGGCTGAAGATGCAAGGCCTGAATGATTTATCAACGTTCGCTGCCATTCTTGAACAGCGTCTTGACCAATCCTCATGGAGCTACGATCCCCGTTCTGGCCGTTATCGCGGAAGCAATGGACGGTTCCTCAGTCAGTCTGCCGTGGAGGCTTTGGTTGATGGTCGAATTAACAGGCTTGGCACTTTGCTACGTCGTCTTACAAACATGCTTAATGACGGCAGCATTAGCTTGGTTCAATGGCAAGAAAGCGTAAGGGAAGCCCTTAAGCTTGCGCATGTACAGGCGGCAATTATTGGCAATGGTGGACGGGATGCGATGCAAGCTTCAGACTGGGGCCGCATTGGCTACCGGCTTCGTGCGGAATACCGTTATCTGGAGAGTTTTGCTCGCGATCTTTTGGCTGGGAGCATTTCTGCTCCCATGGCTCTTGCTCGTATCGGCATGTATGCTCAAGCTGTGCGAGGTTCTTAC